ACCAAAAGAAAAGCCCCGCATATCAGCGGGGCTTAAATCGGCTTTAAATGTATGAAAAATTATTTAGTTTTCATTATCATGGGTTTTAAATATAAATGTTTTAATGTCAGGCATTTCTTCAGCTCGTTCTTCCTGATAATAAATAGCCTCGTTTTCTGTTTTGTAAAAGCCGTCCTGAATAAATCCTTTATCAGATTTTAAATATAAACCATAACCCATTGGGTTTTGATCTAAATAAGTATTTAAATGTTCATCAATATCAGGATTATATATTTCGGTAATTTCAATATTACCCTGATCTATTTGTAGATGTAACCAATTTTTTAATTTCTCCTGATTAAATTTATCCCATTTATTATATACTTTTTTAGCCTCTTCAAGATCAACATGAATTCTAGATATATCTATTTCCCATTGTGTAGGGTTTTTTTCAAAAGTTTTATATTCTCGTTGTAACATAGTTTTAGTCTCCTATTTATTAAAGTTATCCCATAACATTGCATAGTTTGTACCAAAAGAAAAGCCCCGCATCTCTACGGGGCTTAAATCGGCTTTAAATGTATGAAAAATTATGATGCCATAGCGACTCTATTCCAGTCGGTTTTTTTCATATTTAAAACGCTCCCGCCTAGTTTTTGCCAAAAGTCTACATCATCGGCTTTGGCGGTGTTTCCGACTCTAGTTACTGCATTAACAAAAGTTGCCCTATTAACGGGCTTATCGTTTTCATAGCCCGCTTGCCCTATAGTCTTTAACAATCCGTCTAATACGTTGCTAGTTTCCTTTTTAGATAAAGTTAAAACTTTTCCTAAATTCTCTACTGCCTCGGTTGTCTCAACATCGATAATATCTTCTGACGCTAATTTCATTTTTTCTAAATTTTCATCAAAAGATTGTCTGGACGCATAGGAGCTGACAATATCCCTAAGTTGTAATTTTAAACTATGGTTATCAGCCTCTTTAGTTTCATTAGTTAAAATATTCCAAGTGTCACCGTCTCGAGCTGACGTTATATGTGATTTTCTTGTTATATTTTGTGTCTGCATTCCATTAAGGCAAGCTAACGTCCAATTAATCCCAAAAGCTGAAATACTGCCCGCTCCCGTTTCAGAATTAGAAAGCCCTATTCCATGCGCCATAATGTCATTAACATTAGCTCCCGTTCCCGTAATGAGTTCAGATTTTAAACGTATGTACATTTTCTTTTGAGTAACTGCACAATTAACAATTTTCCAATTTGCCTCGGATTCCATAAGCTGAGGTAAAGCAGATTCTAATAAATCAGAATTATCAAAAGTTTTAAACTTATCAGATAAAAAAGCTCTAGCGGTACCGCTTGGGTTCATTCCTTGTTGCGGATCATCATAAGTCCTGATCATACGTTTGTTATTTTCTTTTTGCCATATAGCATTTGTTAAAGAATCGTATTCTCTAGAATATTCAGATTGTAAACGTCTAGCCGTTCTAACATCTAAGCCGTTCTTTTGAGCTATTTGATCAAAACATAAATCATTAACTTTTAAAAAGCGTGTCGGCTCCCCGCCGTTACCTTCTATAACAATTTCGCTTTGCGGTTGGTCATCAATTTCAACCGTTCTAAATTGAAGCTCTTTAGTCGGTGCTATAAAATCTTGTTTTCTAGCGTTTGTATCTTTAATCCTAATTAAAAGCTTCTCTAAAGTGTTATTTTCGTTTTCGATATTATGCATAATTTTTCTCCTATTTGTTAAAATGCAAAAAGCGGGGTTAATCCCCGCTTATTAATATAAGATTTTTCGCATACATAGTCAAATTGAATTTTTGAAAGCTCAAACTTTCCCAAAATCTCCTGCTATATGATGTCTTAAAACTGTTCCATAAGGTAATTCCTGAGCAAATTTTAAAAGTTTTATTTCGTCCCGCTCGGTATCAGCTCCTTTGGTTGTTGCCTCCCAATGTAGTTTTACATTGCCCGCCGTTGCATAGCACCCGCCGTCTTCAGTTTCACTACCCGCTTTTTTCTTATATGTTCCATGATCTGTAAATCCTATCGCATAATCTCTATCAATACGGCTACATAAGGGTTTTCCATTTCCGCAGTCCCTACAATTTGATTTATTGTATTCTGCGGGACATCTAACAATTTTAAAATCATTTACTGTTTCTGATTTACCATTTGTTTTCCAAAATGTTTCTTTAACATTTATTACAACGGGTACAAATGAATGAAATAACATATCCGAAATATTTTTTGCTGAATAGTTTATAGCCGTTTTACCCGCTCTAAGTTTATGTTTCCAATATTTAGGGTTAAAATGTGAATAAGTAAAACTAACGCCGCCTTTTGGAACGGAATCAGATACTGCATCTAAATAACTATAATCTATTTCAGTTGCCCCCGCTGACGTGTCGGGCTTTAAATTACAAGTTTTCGGGCAAGTTGCAAATTTATCTTGGCCTCCCGCTCTATATGTGACTGCACAATAAGTTGTTTTTTTTGCAGTAGAATTTTTGACTAATTTAATCATTATTTTCTCCTATTATGTGATTTATCGCATAGCTATTATACATAAAAAAATAGGCGGGTCAAATGCCCGCCTTTTGTTATCGTTTTCGCCTCCCTCTATTCCGAGAATTTTTCATATGTTTTTCATAATCTTCGCCAAATAAAAATTTAAATAAATAGTGTAATATAAACATTATGCAATTTTCCTATTCTCGGCTTTGGCCGTTACGTTTATGACAATTACGTTTTCTTGTAAATCATTATCTAAAATTATTCTTTTATAATTGAAAGCTATCAAATCATTTATTTCAGCTTTTTTCTTTATTCCTGAAATAGATAATCTTCTATCGCCTCGATTTACAGTTTTGTAAAATGAAATAGTACAAACTGTATCATCTTCATAATAGGCCAATAACTTATGCTTTTCGCCGTTTACCATTGTATCAAAATCAATTCCAAATAGTTTTGCAAATCTCCTGATACTAGTATTCGCATCTATTATAGATTTATTTAACATTGTATTGGTTAATCTCAGCTGACCAAAATCAGGGTTTAAAGTTTTTAAAATTTTATCTTCTTTATTCATCGATTTCTCCTTTTTCAAAAAGATTTGGGTTAAAGGGTAAAGTGTGAGTATGTAAATGTACTAAATCATTTAAGTTAGCCCATTCCCCATTTTTTAATTTTGGTACAGAATATATATCTACCTCATATAAAAGCTCACCGTTAGCCCCATAATTATCTAGAATTAAATGATAATCATAAGGTTTGCCCTCATGCCAAATACAATGCCACATATCAGTTTCTTTTTTGTTTTTGAAATACCGAGCGGAGGCCACGGCTTTTTTAATTACTTCTTTATTCATAATCACCCTCCAATTTTTTAAGTTCTGAATATTGTGAGATACCAAAATCATAACCTTGTTTATAATAATGCATATGTTCATGAAATTCAGCTTGATAACCCGCTTGTAAAGCATCAGCTACACCGTCTTTAAAAGCCTTTAAAATAAAATTATTTGTTTCTCCTTGATTTAAAAGAGCAAACCCTGAAAAAACATTTTCTTCTTGATCATAACAAATACGAACACCAAAGTTTTCTTCTAACGGCTCATTAAAAGCTCCAATTAAATGTTCAAAATCATCTGTTAAATTATTTGGTAAAGTTATTTGAACATAATCTTTAAAAAATACATTCTTCATTTAATCCTCCTGAACATAAACAGTATCAAATCTAAAATCACCGAGAGTCCAATCCTTGATTTCAAAAATATTTTCTGAAGTTATGTGTTCTTGTAAATCATCTTTAAGCTTTTGTGACTTTTCCTCAGCTTCTTCTTGAGAAGTAGCTTCAATAGAAAAGTTACGATCAAACCATACACTAAAATCAAATTTAACGGTGTATTGTTTTAAAGGAAATAAATCTTCAAATTTAATATTTTCTTTAATTACTTTTTCGGCCGTAGCATCATATTCAGCTTCGTTTACATAAGAATATGAATTTAAAAACTCTTCTTTTGTTATTTTAAAAAAATCTTTCATTTTCTCAAGATCGTCTACAAAATCTGTTGAAGGTTCTTGTATGTACCAAGAAAATCCATCAGGTAACCAAGACATTTGAAATGAATTGGCATAAGCTATTAAACTAGGTAAATTATTAAACTCACGTTTCTTACCATTATTATCTATAATTGTTATTTTAAACATTATTGTCCTCCCACAACTTCTATTTGCAAATCTTCTAAGTCCTTTTGCAATTCCATAGAAAGCCAAACTAATTTCTTTTCTAAGTCACGGCTGACGTTAATATGTTTATTAAAATTATCGCACACTTGTCTACAATGCTCGTAAGTTCCACAAAATTTATCTAATTCATGCGGGTCATTTGGATTAGCTTTACCCAAAGGTCGGTAACCAGTTTCATTATAAGTAACCTTAGCCACTCTATAGCCTTGTTCCTCATCATATACGGGAGTGTAACAATGCTTGTCTTTATACTCGTTTCCAAAATCCTTTGGAATATTAGTTTTGAATTTAGTCATATCTAGCCTCCAAGCTATTTGTTTAAGTTGAAATAACGATATGCGATTTTTTCTATAAGATCAAGTCAAAAGTTTTTTGCCAATCAAAAGGCTCAGGACAAAAGTAATGTGGTTCTAATTTTATTCCTTGTTCTTTCAGCTCTATGGCTTGGTCAGCTCTATAAAGGTGAAGGCCTTTAGTGCTTTTAACTAATATCCAAACGGAAGCTCCTTTATGCAAAGTAATCCAACTAATTTGCTGAGGGCTTAAATTGACTGCATTAAATTGGGTATATTTTAATTCTACAAAATGAAATTTATGATTGTGATCACAAATAAGTAAATCCGGAAGACCCAAGGTCATCCAGTTTTCTATTCTACTAAGTTTTATAGGTTTATTGTAGAGTAGAGATGCTCTCTTTAACTGTTCGTACAGACCCGATTCTTTTTTTGACGGATTTCGTTTCCTCGTGGTCAATAACTTCTTTAGCGTATCTCGGTTCATTTTCTTTAAGTTCCTTCAAAGCTTTAAGAACTTCTTCCTTAGACATACTATCTATGGTTCCATGTCGTATTTCAGATTTATTAATATAAATATTACCATTAGCCTGACCTCTTCTATACTCAGCTTGTACTGCGGCTGAATAAGCTCCATTTTCTATGGCCAAATCTCTTATTCTTTGTAAATCTCGTAAATGTCTTTTAAAATTAATACCATACTTTTCATCTAACTCATCTCGATAAGCTTGAATAGCTCGACAAATGTGTGGACAGATTTCAGGGTTGGTCATTTCATAAGCTCGGGTATGAGCTGAAGAAGCTGGATAGCCCGCATTGATTGCGGCCTCTCTCAAAGTTATCATTCCATCATTAGAAACAAGCTCTTTTACAAATTTCTCTTGTTTTCTAGTTAGCTTACTATGTAGGTCAGCTTTAGGTCTTCCTCGACCCTTTTTCAAAGGCTTTAATTTATTCATTCTTTATATATACAGCAGAAAATATTTTTTTGCAAAAAACTTTTTCGGCCTTAGTAAGGCCAAAATCGATCTAATACTGTGATGTTACATTTTTGAAATCAAATATGTAACGAAATATGTAACACTAAAACCCTTATGTACTAAGGGTTACAGGTATGTGTTACATATTTTACACCTGTTACACCTATATTTAACAAAAAATATTTTTTTTATTTTCAGCTCTATATATAAAGGAGATTAACAAATGTAACTATTTTTCTTGTTTCGTTTTCCAGAAGTATTCGTCAGTATCTCCAAGTCTCGTATTGTTTCCATTCTCAACTTGATACTCAATAGTACTAACTTTAAAATCAGGCATCTTTGGCTCGTGAGGCGTGAGACTATTGTCATAAACTCTCATCCGATTATTAGGATACAAACAGAACTGCCCATTATTGAGCTGAAGCAGATTAAAAGATTTATGCTCATCAGGTGTTTCAGCTGTACTATAATCTATTG